CCGGATTATACAAGTTGTGCTTTGTGAAGATGCAACTTAAATTCCTGGACTCACCGCAGTGAGCTAAAAACTCATCCAAGCTACGCTTGGAATAAAAACCAGGGTTCTAAATTGAACCAAGCATAACTTGACGCGGAAAACTCACTCCTGAGTTCCGCGCGGTACGTTGCAGTACCAATTGTGGTATAATTTGACACCTAAGTGTCTGCTGTGAGAGACACAAACCACCATGTGGGACTCCCAGTGAAGAAGAAAAGATTAAAATCTTCTCCTACAGCTTTGAAAAGGTCAACTGAAGGGGATTTAACTTCAGTTGTGCCGTCAGGAAATTTTACGAGATTAATTCTTGCGCCTAAGGCACGGACTCCTGACGAATTGGATGCATATGTGGATGCAAACCGCTCAACCGCATACCAAGGGATTTCAAAATCCAATACATTCCCTTGTACAGTATTCGATACTTGTGTACCGCCAAACGACTCATCGTACTGGCAGCGAAACACCGAATAATTATTAATATTGTTGATAAATGATGTTGCTGTTGGTGTCAAACTGAAATTATCACCTCGAGACACGAGTATCATATCAGGCTTGGAATTTGGTCCATGCGACGGAAATACCTTATACCTCACTGAACCGCGCCAGCCAGCAAAGCAAGCACTGATAAAATTAAGAGGTGTAGTGGGTACAGCATTCACGGCTTCGCCTTGATATGTTTGCAAACCATCAGATAAATACCCCCGAAATAAAGGATAACTTTTGACCGGTATAGCACACAAGACAAAATTTGTTAATGTGGATGTCCAAGCCTGGCCACCAACACGTTCAAAACAAAACCGTTTGAGAAGCTGGCGATAAGACACTATAGATTCTCCCGCTAGAATTGCCGGAAGCGTTATATCAACTGCTTTACCCCCGGCATATTCATCCACACCCATACCTTCTGGAGAAGCGTTCTCTGACTGTCCAGTCTCATCACTCATAGTGTTTCCTGCCTGGAACTGCACTTCTGCAGGTTCCGGACGAGGAAATGGTGACCAAGATCTAATTTCGTCGGATTCTGGACACCACACTTCTAATTCGGGACTAGATACAGATGTCAGAATTTCAACATCATTTGTGTCTGATCCAGAAGTGACAAGAGGTGTGAGCACATACAAAGTTAACACTCCATTTTGCGTGGTCGTATTTGGTACGACATTACCTGCATTTGAAAAGGTATTACTAACTGTCACTGCACCAACTTGTAGGCCGGGGTCAGATGCACCCCATCCAATTGTGATGGAAAAATCTTTGGTCTCTGCGATGTCGATAATCTTCGAATAGACAACATTGGTTTCTGGCGCTGAGGAACCTAAGACTGGGTCCCATACTGCAAGAATACGACCTTTATGATAACCACTCCCAACAACCTGGAACCGATATTTGATACTGCCACGCCAAAATTTAAAAGGAAGTGCGACCAAACCCATTGGGGCTAAAATCACACCATCTACTGTAATAAGTGGGGTATCATTTACTTTCCGCATAAGTGGAGTTACAGGCATTGAAATGATAACATCATTTGTTACGTCTGCAAGACGCCAAGGTGTTGCATACATGAAAGATTCTTTTGCTGCGAGATATGAAAAATCGAGTTCATCAGCATCTCCAAGTCCAGCAGTTCGAGGATCTAACGTGACTTCGTTCTTTGCAAACATAGATAAAGAGTTATTCGTAACGTTCGTGTCTGATAAAGCTAAGTCACCTGTTTGCCATACACGCACTGAATCTATAGATTTGATATTGCGGGGACGTGAATAGCCCATAGATGCTGCAACACTGCCCACACCTTTCGCAGCCATTTGAGTGGCCATGGCAAGCGGAGCAATAGCAGGTACTGATTCAAGAACGCCAGCAACTTTAGATATAATATTGGCAGGTCTTGAAATAGGTCCATCTCCGAATTCATCTCCTGCTTGCGGAACCAATCCGGCCGCATCCACAGAAGTGGGGGACGTAAGATGTATATTCTCCACCCAAGCATAAATCTTGATCCCAATTCCTTGAGATAGAGATTGTGCTTGCCGCAAGGGTGATAGACTACTAAGCCATAGCTCACCAAAAGCAGTCATAGTTCCTGCTACTGTGAGATCGAGGCAATCGCCCCTACAAAAGAAAGGCAACACCATGTGACCTCCTTGTGAAGTGGAAGGGTCTAAGTAAATGTGTGGTCGTTGGCTGGCTGAAACAACATCAGAATCACCAGCTGTTCTATACCAAGGCGAGGCATCAGGGTAGGGCATGTATGACAACAATGCTCTACCCCAGTAGAAAGAGTTGCCATTCAAAATCACCTTGATATGCATATCTCCACGAAAATTTTTAAAATTAGATAACCTATTCGAAACTCGCGGATTTATGGCCCAAAGATTCCATGGTCTTAAAGTGGCGTCTAAAGCACCACCAACAGCCCACGTGTATGAAGCTATCTCGACTGGCCTTTCAAAGAAATTGGCTAATTCGGTATTTGCATCGTTAGTGCTGTTTCTCGTGGGATCATTGGTTGATGACACATCACACGAATAAGAAGGATTATTGTCAATGAAAGACAATGTTCCTTTTGTAGTCTGTGCATCATCAGGCGTCTCATAACAGAATGTTCCTGCTTGAGGCGTAAGGGGCGCCCACTCCTGGGCTTGCCGATATTTTTCCCCGTCGGTTACGGTACATGGGACTATGTTATTTGACTGCGAGCTCTGTCTAAAGCTCCTTTTATATGTAATAGGAAGTATATGTAAACGTCCAGAGCTACTCAAGCTACAGGACGCTGCTTGTATAAAGTACATGCAACTTTTATGTAATATGTATATGTAAATATATAGTCCATTTATTTATTTAGAGAATCATACACGCTCTCGGAGACCTATCCGTAAACGTGAAATAATCATCTGGTAGTGGGACATGCACAAAATGCAGAGTGCAGACCCGGTTTTCGTGAACAATCAACTCAGGTGTTGTAACAAGATACTGAGCAATATGTTCTTCAATATCTGAGGAAAATAGAGGTGGAAGATACCTCTTTGCCACAATCTTCTCAACCATGTTAAAAGCGCGAGATGTACCAGTGGATGAAAATCTTTTCGTTAGAATGCTCCATTTCCAGTGAATCAAGAAACTCTCTTGGCCTCCTGCCATAGAGAACATCTGAGCACACAATCGGGCATTTCTGCGGAGCTGTCTCTTCTTCTTTTCACGATGACAATAAGATCTCCAAAGCTTGTCTCTTAGGCGCAAAGAAGGAGTACGATAGTCTATTCCTTTAAGAGGATGAAGACGTATCATTCGAACGACAGGATGTTCGGGCTCTTCAATCCAGTCACCAAGCACTTCATCATAATAACCTGCTTGTTGGGTGAGAGAATAGGGATGTTCTTTCTGAACTTGTGCATATCGATTGGTAGTACTGTTGTACCGCTCTATACAGTCTTCAATGGTAGGAGGATTGTAATAAGCACCAACTTTATAACCAGTAGAATCGATTACCTCACGCAGAGGTTCAAATCCATCACGATATCGATTAAATACTTCTTCGCCATGCTGGAATAATTCATAAAGAGCAACTCCCATATTCAGAGCCATGATTTGTGCTTCCGGCTCTTGGGCTGCCTTCTGATGTTTAGTACAAGTGAGCGATTTGTGAATAGACGCAATTTCGAGAGGTGCCACAACAGCTCCATCGAGAAGTGGATGTCGAACAAATTTCCGTTTTAGAAAAGAACACTCACTAATATGAATAAAAGCATGTGTGGCTTCAGATTTATCTGCCCAAGTGTAAGTCATACCAATTTCAGCAAGTCGGTCAGCGACTGAAGTGTGGGTAAACCATTTACACCGAGACGAAACACCCATCAAAT